CTCCTGTATGTTTGAGTACTTCTACGGTTTTCTTATTTATATCTTTTGCTTTAGGCATTGTGTTTGCATCATAAGGCTTATTGAGAGCCTCACTTGCTTTATGTGCTTCTTGTATTTGTTTCATGCTTGTTCCCGCTGGTTGAATACCTTGAGATCTAGCATCTCTATAAGCATTCAATTCTCCTTGCCATCTCTTTTCAGAGATTGGCTTGGCTGCATCTCCACTGTTTAGTTCCAAGGTTCCGACCTTGCAACCAAAACATCCTTCAATATATTCAGGATGTATTTGTATTTGATGTAGAGTCATTGTGTTATAAAGTTTGTTTCTGTTACTCCTACACCAGCAGCAATAAGTGCTACCTTAGTAGCATCATCAACAGTATGGTTTATTCCACCACGATAGACTTCCTGAAAGGTAGATAGATCTGAATCTAAAATGTATCTTGTTTGTCTATAGATACCATTTTGCTTTACAATAGAAACACCTTTATCTAATTTGTAAAAACGAAATAAACGTGAGCCACTTCCAGATGGACCTTCTCTTACGATTGGTGTTGTAAATGTATACGTTGTCATTAGTCCTCCTTAGTGAACTTACTGATGAACAGGGATTGCTCCCTGCCCACCCGTCAATTAACTACTAGAGAGCAGAGATTGATGAGCCTGTTTCTAGGCGGTAAAGTGCTTCTTCACGATAAATCTTGAAGCCAAGCACGCCGTACCAACCCATTGGGCGGAAACGGTTTAACTTATCAGTCATGTTACCAATAACAACATGTGGCTCTTCTGCAACGGCTTGAGCCAATGCTTGCTGTCCACATACGATTGTATTGAATACGCGAGTTACTGGTGTAACTGTAAGTGTGGCAGTTCCGACTGTGCCTGAGTTGGCAACAGAAACTGTCAATGTGGTATTTACTGCACCAACTGAGATTGCTGTAATTTTTGCAGCAGCACCTACGTTAGTTCCAGCGATCTTATCGCCAACCTCAGCGCGTGCACCGAAAGCAGCATTTGCTACTACGATTGTGAACTCGCCAGAGACACCACTAACTGCAGAAGCAGTTGCTAGTGCTGTCTGATCTGCACCAGCCTTGCTTGAGAACATACGTGCTGATTCAACAAAGTATGCACCTTCGTATGAACCGATTTCTCCAGCCCAGATTTGTTCACCTGACTGGTAATTGTGCGGATCACGCCACGCTGCTGCGCCTGTTTCGGCACGGAGGTCGTGTGATACTTCTGGGTGGATACCCACCCAGTACATTGAACCCTTGCGAGCAACAGCCTTGTTTGAACGCAACTTGGCTACTGCCTTGCGAAGATCTGCTGAATCAAGTGTTGATGCAGCAGCAACAGTTGCTGTTGATGTTGCAGAACCACCGTAGATTACGTTAGTTCCAGCACGAAGTTCTGTCATTGCAACTTCGTCAATTGAATCTGCAAGGTTGAATGCAATAATGTTAGCAATTGCTGGATCTACGTCAGCAAGGCTGAATAGTTCCAAAGCACGTGTAACAAGGACAGAGTTACCATACTCGTTAAGAGTAATAGAAACCTGTGTTGGGGCTGATAATGCAACTGCATCTGGATCTACTGTTTCAGTAAGAGTTCCTGTTGCTTTTGCTAGATCAACATACTTCTGCATAACTACAGTTGATCCTGGGTTTGTTTGATTGGTTGGGGTCTTATCTGCGACAGAACGAATAAGTGGTTCTGAGCGGAGAGCGAATTCTAGAAGACGGTCATATGCCTTCTGAACTAGACCTGCACCACCGACTGTGCCTCCTAAAGAAGCACTGCCTGTTGATGTAAAGGCGTTAGCCATATCGTCACCTCCAAGTGACTAAAGTGAATGATGATTAAGAGTTATAGATCATAGAAATAATTTCATCTGCACTCTGTGCATTTGCAATTTTACTTTCTAAGTTTTCAACCCTGTCTGGTGTTATTGCCCCTTGAGTAATAGCATCTTGACGACCTAGTGCCGCACGATTACTTGTCTCTTCGGGTTCATCCTGATACTGGATTTCTAATCCAAAAACTTCAGCGTTATCTTCAAGGTAGTTAAGTACACTATCTTCTGATATATCGCCTTCTAGTTCTTTAAGAATTAGACGTGCAGCCTTAGGTGTAACACCATTTTTTTCTAGGACTTTCTTAATGATTGATTCATTTTGCGCTTTAGAATATTCATCAAGTTTGTCAGTGAGTTCCTTAATACGCTTTTCATCTGAACGCTTGGCTTTCCGTAACTTTTTAAGTAAGTCAGTTCCATCCATTTGTACATCTGTGTCGGTATCTTCGTCGTCGTCTTCTTCATCCCAGTAGTTGTTGCTCATAGCAACCGCCCTTCTATTCGTTGTAGTCGCAAGCCTCAGGTTCCAATCGGGGAATCGGTCTGGCTCTTGCTACCAGTCTTATACACTGACGGGGCTGGTGGATCCGTCAGGATTCTTAGTTAGTAGGCGTTAGATGTTGATGAGCCGCCAGGGTTACTAATATTTGAATTGCCAGCAAACATTGCTCGTTCCTTAGATGCTAAGCGATTACGCTTTAGTTTAGACTTAGCATCTTGTTTGAGGTATTCATCTTCTGCCATTGCTTGTCCATAATTAATTTTTTCTTCTGAATAGATATCACTTAACTTAGTAGTGTCTTGTAGTATCCCACCAATTTGTTCATACCCAGTTAGTGCAGTATCACGAGTTACGCCAAATTGAGCCAAGTCCATAGCACGTGTTGCAGAGATAGCAGATACTTGTTGAGCGGCTACGCCACCAATTCCAGCAGCAGCAACCTTCTGCTTTAATATAGGTAAAGTCTCATCTGGTCTTAAGAAGTATGCAACTAAATCGCTATCAGTTAAAGATGGAAAGAACTTTTTAAAAGTTTCTTTAGTAGCAGAATCAGCGTTAATAACGCCAGTAGATACTTCTTTAATTCGATCTTTAAATTCTTCTGAGTCAAGATCCTGACCCATATAAACAGCAAACTGTTCTTGATTTTTTTTAGAATCCGTACTAAGCATGTTACCTAAACCATATGAACGTAAAGTATTAGCATATGAATCTTCTAATTCTAAATATGATTTTTCACTCATAACATTAAGCCCCATGGCTTTACGTTTTTCATTGCCAGAAAAACGAGCAGTGTATGCACTGTTAAAATTCTTATCATATTTAAGTTTATTTAATGCTTCTGCTGCTGTAAATCCGAGTGTCATAAGACTCATATAATCATCAGCAAGAGAACCAATACCTTGTTGATTTAATATGTCATACATTATTTCAAAAGCATCTTGAGTTTCTTTGCTTACCTTTTTAGTTTCTTTGCTTACCTTAGGAACATCTACTTCTGTAAGTTTTACTGGACCAACAAAACCTGGTTCTCCAGGTTTAATTATAGGAGTTGGTAAATCAACGATAGGTTCAAAATTTGTTATTAAACCAGAAGTTGTTGCTGAACCAGTAGGAGTACCAATAACTTGTGATGTAGCAGTATTTAAAGGATTACCGTATTGAGGATTATATGCAGTACCAGGTTCATAAGGAACAGCCTTTTGTATGGCTGGGGCTGGTTTATTATTTGCAATACGTGCAGCACTGACCGCTGCATTTGCTGCTTTGAATTCAGCATCAGTCATGCCTTTTTTTCTAGGAATAGCCATTTATTAACCCAATCCAAATGTCTTTATCATTTTTTCAGTAAAATCTTCTGCCATTGCTCTGGCTTCTGGTGATCCGCGCCAAAGTGGATTAGATTGTAGTTTACGATCAAAGTCTGTTAGTGATTCACCAGATCTAACAGCATCCATAACATCTTTATCTTTAGTAGATGTAGGAATTACTACGCCTAGTTTCCTAGATTTAACTGATGCATATTCATTTGCTACATCTCTAATAGTTCCACCTGCGATTATGTGTTCTCTAAGATTAGGATTCATAGTCATAGCCAATTGACGGATACGTTCTTGTTGTTTCTTTAAAGGTGCTTCTTGCCCAAGTCCTTGTCCAAGTCCCTGTGCTACGTACTTAAGAGCATCTGTTGCTGACATATCAATACCATAATCAGCAGCGTATTCTTGCAACTCCGCTATTGCTAAGGCAGCGGTGCTGCCTTTAGAAGAAGATAGTAGGACATCTACATCAGTGTTCTTGAAAGACTTTCTAGCAATGTTAGCGGCAATAACTACACGATCAGCAGGTTCAACAACTGAACCAGTTACTACACCGTTCTTAGTTGTTCGTATTCCTTTGCTTTCTCTTGCGCTTAAGTCTTTATAAAATTCTTCAAACTCTTCTGATGTTGCACCTGAACCGCGTAGGTTAGTAAGGTAATCATTAAGTTCTCTTTTGGCATCACCACGTGTGGTAATAACTTGATACCTACCTGCAGAACCGCTACCGCCAGTACCAGATACTATCTTTGTTTTTAAAAATGTTTGAATTGATTCTGGTTCTGTAGCCCCACCAAACTGAGCAGCCTCAACAACACTTGTTGTATAAGCAGCAATCATGTCAGAAAGACCGCTGTACCATAAATCAGATTTAGCCTTTTCCTGAGTAAGATAACCAGAAGCAACTAATTGTTTCTTTAGTGCTTCAATCTGTCCTGTTTCAGATGCATAGTTTTTTATGTAAACTCTAATTGCAGAATCAGAACTTCCTTGACTATCAAGGCTGAATATTCCACCCGCGGTGGTTGGAATAGGAACAATAAAAACTTGTTGTGCATTCTCACCTGGTTGAACAACTCTACCATCAGGTAAAAGTGTATATTTATCAGCATCAATACCTAAATCAATTTTGCTTCCCGCTTTGTTTGTTTGAGTATCAACAGGTGTTCCTCTGTACTCAGCACGGGCTGTTCTTACATTATCTTCTGCCAATTGAATTCTAGTAGGATCTTGTGAGTCTTTTGCTCTTTGAAGTTCTTCTTTTGCAGCATCTAAAGCGCTGCCCGTTTTATTCTTTTTGTTGGCAGCAACTTGAGTTTTATTTTTTTCTGTTAATGTGTCTTTATACTTAGCAATAAGGTTATTGTTTTTTTCTTTTAACTTTAAGTAAGCAGGATAAAGTTTATCATATTCTTCTTTAGCCTTTTTATATGGAATGCTATCTGTTTTATACCTATCCATGTTATAGCCTGAGCGACCTTTATTAAAGATAGCGTCATACTTAGCACGGGTTTCTTTTTCAAGGAGTTTAATTTTGTATTCAGTTGTTGCCATTAAATTAACTCCTTAAATGCATAAGATGAATCACGTGAATAAAAGTTTAAGATAGACTTAAAGATGGCTCTGTTAGCCTCTGTTACATACAGGTCGCCCAACATTAACTCCCTTAAGTCTGCTTCAATTTGTAGTTTACGTTGTCTCTTAAGATCTACTTTATTAACAACATTATTAAGATTAGGACTTTTAGCAAATGCTATAAAGTCACGCATAAGTGCTAGAGCAAGAACCATTCTTTGACGGGTGCTTGCTGGTACTGATGTCTTGGGATCGTTAATCATTTCTTCAACGCTAGTAAGCATTGTTTCTTCGCTACCTATATTGTTACCTCTACCAATAAGTGCTTGGTTTAGTAAAGGGTTAGCAGCCTTAAGCGCCTTACGCGCATCAGTTGCTTCGTTAATAAGGTTAGCCCGAAGTTGTGGATCTGACATCTTAGCCAGTTGTTCCTTCTCCGCTTTACCAATATCGTAATAACGTTGCTTATCTTCTGCTACTGCTAGATCGTCATAGTATTCTTCAAGTGTTTTATCTTTCATTAAACCAGAAGCCTGAATCCAGTTATAAGAACCAGCATTAAAATCACCTGTTCTTGGAGCAAAAATGTATGCGGCTGAGCCGTATGTATCTATCATGCTCTTGTTGCGTATAGCCCAGTTCTTTAATCCTTCACTATTTCGCACAACTACTTTGCTTGTTTTTTCTGTACGTGAAATAGTATAGATAAGTTTACCTGGATTCTCACCCATGAAAGTAACTAATGCTTGCTCATATGGATCTACAACGTCACCGTTGTTAGCCTTAGATATGCCATCTAGTAGTTCAAAGAACTCAGCACGTAGGCTAGTAATACCTACATCCTTTAGATAGTCAGGAACACCAATGCTTTCAGATAACTGTGGTGCTACTGGTGCAAACAAACCTAACAAGTTACGTAGGAATACAATGTTGTGTGCAGATATACGAATGTTCTTTAGATACTGAGCCTTCTCGGCATCAGTTGCATCTGGTCTTAGTGATATACCATTGGCTGCATTGTAGGCAATAGCCTGTTGTGCAGCGGTTACTTCTTGTCTTGACTTCTCATCAAAGCCAGTCAATGCATATATCTTTTGTAAGCCAGCAGGTACAATCGCTCTAGTGATATTAATGTTATCACCAATGTTACCTAGTGCAAATGTATCAATGCTTTCACCTAATGCAGTACCGTATGGTTCAAGGTATTTACCAATAAATGGAATCTGTTCTGGAGCCATACCTAAGAAATTCTTTACACCAATTACGCTTAAACCAGCAATTGGACCAGATAGAGTAGGCACTCCAGCATCTTGTGAGAATGATGGGTTCAACATACTTAACTTGAGTGTAAACTGATTAAACTGTGGCTGACGATAGTTATCGTTACCAGTTAATACACGCATTGTTGCATCTGTTGCTTTAAATAATACGTTATCCATAGGCATAACTACATATGCCATACCATTTGTATCTGTATGAATACCACCACTAGCATCTAAACCAAGATGTGCTAAGCGCATACGGTATAAAACACGTGGTGCTACATCTTTCATGCGGTAGATACGGCGATAGAAGTCTTCTGTTGCACGATAGTAACGACCTACTGTACGTGCAGAATAAGAGAAGTTAGAACGAATGCTAGGGTTATCAGCAAACTTTAGAACAGTATCTGCTGCTTCACGTAGTGAGATTTCAGTAAAGTGTTTCTCTGCTACAGCCTTTTGTAAGTCTGCAATCCTTGCATATTCTTTACTGCCTTTAACAACAGCAGAACCTTTAGTAAAACCTTCGGTTAATTGTCGTGTCATTTCTCTTTCTGCGCCTGCATACTTCTTGCGAACAGCAACATAAGCAATGTTAATTGCTGGTTGACGGAAAATACCAGTAACCTGCTTATCCATCTGCTCAAAGCCCCAGTTACCAAATCTACGATAGATGCTTTCAATGTCATCACCAAAGTCAAGAGTAGTATTAACTTCTCCTTGGATTTGGAATCCCTTTGATGCATCATGAAAATCATCTAAACTAATAGCGGCAGCAGATTGACTTAATGTTGCTTGCTTACCTGCATTACCAGACTTGGTTTGTAGTGATGAAGAAACTTCTTTTCTTTTTTTAGTCATAAGCGCTAACAGATCATCATTGAATACAGATAATTCAGATGAACCGTGGAAAGTTTCACGCATATCTAAAAATATATTTGCTAACTGACCGCGAGCGATAGTTCCATCACTAAGTCCTGCGGCTCTACCAGATACAGTATCCATAGTATCACCTAAGAAATTACTAACTAAAGCAGGATTATAGATAGTCCAAGTGTTGCTCACTGGACTAAGAGTAAAACCGACCTGCTCCATGCTCTCATCAATTGCTTTGACATAATCATCTTTTGTACGTAGAGCATTATTCTTTAAAAATACCTGGCTAGGCGTAAAGTATGGGTTGCTATCAGATTTTATTCTATATTTGTTACCAACAAATAACTTATACCATTTTTCGTACTGTACGCCAGCAATTTGTCGCTCACTTAGTTTTGAAGTATTAACTGTTACTGTCTTGCCATACATTTTAGAACCAAATGAAGCAAATGCTTTATCTAACATTGTTGGTGTAATAATGTTTTGTAATACTTTCTCACCAAACTCACCAGAAATACCAGTATTACCAATAAGAGCCTGAGCCATACCATCAAGAGCATCAGGTGAATATTTAAATGCTTGTAATAGATAACCTAAATCTTCTTGATTTCTAATATATGGACCATACATGTTAAGAATAGAAGCACCTACGGCTTCTCGTTTCTGCAAACTTGTAAGTTGTGAAATATCTAGGTTCTTAGATAGTGCATATACTTCCAATGCCTCATAACGTGCAGCATCATCAAGTGCTTCTTCTGGACTAATCTTAATTTTCTTACCAATATTATCAATAAGGCTTTTATCAGGTGCAAGATTAAATAGTCTTTGCACTCCACGCTTGATTGGTCCAGTGCTTAAAGTAGAACCAGTAAACGTTCTTGATACGTTAGCCATCTTGCGACCCTGAAGAGTCGCTAAACTAAATACATCACGTGTAGGTGCTGTCAATAGATACATTGTCATTTCATCAATAGATGAACGAATACCTAAACGTGGTAGCAGTGTAAGGAAAGACCATACGTCAACTAATTTTTTAGAAAAATCACCTTGTACTGCTCCACCAATTGCTTCAACTGAAAACTTTTTTGATTTAATTTGCCATACCATTGAACCAATTTCATTGTAAGGCAATGCACCAACAGCATAAGTTGCTTGGTATCTGTGTATGTTACCAAGGTTGCTTGAAACTGCATTAGTTCCATTGGTTGCCATAATATGTTTTGGTGTATCATTAACTAATTCTGTTGGTACTGTACGATCTACTTTAGTTCCCATACCAGCACCGACACCGTACTTCTGACGAAGTACCTTAGCAATTAATTCATCACCCTTAGCATGTCCACCAAGACCCATTGAATACATAGTTG